CATGAATCTCCTTGACGCAGCAAAACTAGATATCGCTTTGTGCTTTTAGCATAGATTAAGGCGCCCACGCCCTGTGTCAAGGCACGAAGCTCCAGGCTCCTACGCCGTAACGACCTTCTACACTCTTGGTCCATTCTTGATTTTTCCATTTGTACTGAATATTGGTGGTAAGATTAGTGATATATTGTACAGTGGTTGTGGCTGCACTGTCAAAGGCCACTACCCATTTTGTTCCATCGTACTCTATGATATCGTTGGCATTCGCTATGAGTTCGGGTTGACCTGTTCTATTCCATAACAATGGTCCGTCAATGGTAGCAGGATTACCGTCATCATTCAATAAATCTCCAATGGGATTCAATATCAAAAATCTTGTACCGGTCAAAGGACTAGCCATCAGGTTAGTTACGGTAGTATTGAGAGGATCAATTATGCCATTGACCGGTTGAAGAGTATTAACAGGTAAGGTATCAAATAAAGCATTAAACAGTAGCAAACTGTCGTCTGTGGGGTGATAGGACACTGTACCTACAACAGTAAAATCTTCATTTTTTAAATATACTCGACTTATTCCATTGACCAGTAAATTTACACCCGATGGCACACTAGCGAGTTCCCCAAAACTTTGAATGGCCACACGCCAATTTCCCTGTTGCATGGCCGGTGGCTCCCCATCCTCAAACGTTACCTGATTATTACCAACATATAATTTTAAGGTATTTCCTAAATAAAAAACATTAAGGTCGATTGGAGTATATATTCTTTTAGTTGCTAAGATACTAGCTGATATATCAAAAGTATCTTGTTCATGGTCAATGGTCCCTTGAGAATCATACACGCTGGCTATTATTGATTGTATTACTCCCATTTTCTTGACTTTGGCAGGCGCACTTAGCCAAATTGGAATATCAAAAGTATAAGTGGCCACATCAATTGGGTCTTCTGTACCAATGGGCACAGTTCTACTGGTAAAAATATAATCGGTGAGTTCAACAATACTAAGGCTAGTCCAATCTACATAACTATCGGTACTTTGAATTTCTAAGCTAGGATTAAACAAAGGACCAATTTGTTCAAATAATTGCAATTTTTGATCTGTGTTACTAGTCCATATATCTAATTTTAATGTCATAATATATGGCACCGGCATAAGTCTTTCTATGGTCAGCAGGTCTCCTTGATATTCTGTGTACATTCCGGTCTCTGGATCATAAGCTCTTTCTCTTATTTGCATTTTGCTAACATGTTGCGGTTCTTGAATTCTTGATCTATCGTATTTTAGGCTGGCAATGTACACGCTCATAGCAGGTACAGTTGGTAAATTATTTTCGCTGTTGCGAGTGAGAATACTGGCCACTTGTTTACTACCGTCGCCATAGTAAATGGGAACTCGCAATAGAGTTCTAATACCTTCACGGTTTTTCCCCAGCTCAACTTCAAAATTACTGAATAATCTTATAAATTGCTGTAGAAACCTACGAACCTGACCTGAATAAAAATAAGAACTCATTGAACATCCGGTTTAATTTTAAGTACATCGTTGAGATTTTGTTTTTCTTTTTCAACATTACCTCTTACGTTGGTATAAGTTCTGGTATTATTGATAAAACTATTTCTTTGTGTAAGATTAGTGCTGGCACCATTGGTAATATTTGTTCTTACGCTGTCTTCAATCTTTGTCCAGCGTTTGCCATCATATCTAAATAATCTATTAGGCAAATAGTCCAAACGCAAACAGTATTCGCCTTCGACAGGATTGGCAGGAAAGCTCGTCCCCGATGTAGCAGGCAGTCCATTTGGAGCCAGTCCTTCGCCGGCCAGATAAGCGTTTATTGTGTAATTTGGCGTAGTTGAATCTTTGGACCGAACAAAAATTCCACTGGTATCGTAGCCACTCTCTGGCCAGTCGGTTTCTGCCTGTTCAACAATGGCGTCGTTGATATCGATATAACGTGCATAGTTAGATAAAATTTCTTTGATGGGTGTGATGTCATCTTCACTGACAGTTATTTTGGTCAAAATATCCTTGTACTCTTGGCTATCTACCAAAGGATTAATTTTACATCTCCATAAATGTGGCCACCAAGTTGGACTGTATCCTTCAGCAGCCCTGGTACAGTCTGTGACAACAAAAAATCTTTTTAGAGCGGCTGGTAAACTTGAATCTAATGTTTCATAGTCTATTAGGTGCTGAAGTTCCAGGACATCACCATTCATTATTTTACGACCTAGTGTTTGTATCATATCATTGATATGAAACACTACGAACAGTGTACCGGTCTGCAAAAATAGACCAAACTGTGTTAAATCAAATGCATTATCGGTGACCTGGTAAATGCCGCGCATTTTGTAAACGTTTTCTTCGTACTTGCGATCGCGGTTTTCTAAAAACAATAGGTCTTGAATGTTTAATTCGCTTTGTGTGGTATTTTCCGGCAGGGTAACATTGTCTGTTCCAGTCTGGCTCAACGGACCTAGGTATTTGTGTATCAAGATGCCGGTGCCGGAAATTGTAAACATTTCAGAAATTCGTCTATCAAAAAATTTGTAGTCGTTTGTGTGTTTTCCGTCTTTCCAAAGGCTTAAACGAG